GCCTTAACCACCTCTAAAATCTTTTCAAAGTGTTTAAGGTCCTGTATGTCTCCACTATCGTGCCATCTGAATACACCGGCCTCTACAATATCCTTTTTATTATTAATAAGGTATACCATAGCATTAACCCAGTCCGGATTGTTAATACTGTCCAGCCTTTTATATTGTACTTCCACTATTTTAGGATATCTCACATAATTGCCCTTTAAGGCATAACAGGTATTACACACACTCCCTTTTATTTTTCTCAACTGCTGTCCTTTATTACAGGCACTGGCAGGTATTGAATAACTACTAGAAGGCATTTTACTGGTACTGGTTAAGCCTGCCACTATCGCAGTGGCCTGTTTAATTGTTTTAATATTCTGTGTTAAGTTATTGATTAACATATTATTTTCTCCTTGTTATATTTTATAGGCCATCACTGTCATACTGTCATACGGCTCCATATACCAGCCTCTGGCCTGTAAAAATTCATTCATAGGTGAAGGTTCCATACACTCAATTGATCCCCACGGGCTGTGTACTGTCTCTTCTTGTTCATACATACCTTTTAGCCATATATAATCATTATCCTCAACGTTACCTGTCCACTCCGAACCGTCCACGGCCTTTAATCCTTTAAACCTTTTATTTAACTGTTTAATCACTGTCTGTGCCTTTGCTATCTGTCTCATATTTACTACTCCTTTGTTGTTAAAATACTACACACAGCCTTTGTGCTGGTGTATGGTGATAATTATACACACATTATTTTAAATAGGTGGGTTTATTATGAATTAATTTATACATACTCTACACACTATGCTGTGTATGGCTTTACTGGCTATTAATGGGACACACGCGGGCCATTATGTGGGTCTATTAACCATAATCACTGCCACTTATATCCATAATTATCCACACCTGTCCACACACACTCACTGGCCCTGTGTTATTCCTATGGCCACACCTGTCCACTGCTGGCCCCTTTTAGCCACGTGGAGCCACTGGTAGAACCACTGGCCTTTTTTAGCCACCAGAGGCACGGGGAGGGGCCCATTATCGCAACACACACACGTGTGGTGACTCAATAGCACATCAGAAGCTAATTCCACCTGGACCCTACCTGAACCTAAGTGGTCACAAAGTCCCACTTATGACCATAAAAGGCCATAAAAGGAGTCATAATTTCCCACTTGGCTTCTATTTAAGTAACAGATTTAATATTGGAAAGGGAAGAGAGTTTGCTATTATAGGAAAAGTATGGTATAATAAAGGTATAAGCTAATAGTTTTTATAACACCTCCCTATTTAGGACAAAGGAATGGCAGACGGAAGAAGAAATAATAAAGGTAATCCCTTAATGAAAAAAGGGGCTCCACCACTAAACCCAGCAGGGAGACCTAAAGGTTCAGTAAACAAATACACAGCTCTTAGTAGAGAATTATTATCCGCTAAAGGACCTGAGATAGTAGAGAAGGTAATAGAGATGGCCCTGGAAGGGGACAGACACTGCCTTAAGATGTGTATGGATAGAATTGTACCTGCACATAAAGCAGTAGAGATTAAACATCAACATCAAGACTTAGGTATTAATATTATTGTTGAGTCAGTAAAGGCAATAGAGAAGAAAGAAAAGAAAGAACAAGAGATATTTGAGGCAGAGGTAGTCAGTAATGGCTGACATAAAGGTTAAACTCCACCCGGCCCAGATGGAAATCTTTACAAGTGATGCTAGATTTAAAGTAGTTGCGGCAGGAAGAAGATTTGGTAAATCAAGGTTAGCTGCTTGGGTGTTATTAATTAAGGCCCTACAGTCAACCAGTAAGGATGTGTTTTACATAGGCCCTACATTCCAACAAGCTAAAGATATTATGTGGGGGATGTTGAAGGAACTAGGGGCTGATGTTATTAAAGCAGCCCACGAGAACACAGCTGTATTAACATTAATAAACGATAGAAAGATTTATCTTAAAGGCTCTGATAGACCAGATACACTTCGAGGAGTAGGTCTAGAGTATGTAGTTTTAGATGAGTACGCCAGTATGAAACCAGAAGTATGGGAGATGATTATTCGACCTACACTGGCTGATGTTAAAGGTGGTGCTTTATTTATTGGTACACCTGCTGGTAAGAATCACTTCTATAAGTTATATGTAGATGCCATAAAGGACAAAAAGGGAGAGTGGGAGGCATTCCAGTTTAACTCAGTAGATAATCCCCTACTGGACCCTAAAGAAATAGAGACCGCTAAGAGTAGTATGTCCACACAGGCCTTTAGACAAGAGTTCGAGGCCACCTTTGAAAGCTTCAGTGGAGGTATTTTCAAGGAAGAGTGGATAAAGTACGTAGAGGACGAGAAGGACTTTAAAGAAGGTACAATAGGACACTACGTGGTCTCAGTAGACCCGGCAGGGTTTGAAGCAGCCAGTAAGGAAAGAGGTTTAAAGTCAAGTAAGCTTGATGAAACTGCAATATCAGTAGTAAAGATTGTAGGTGATGAGTGGTTAGTTAAGGATATTTACCACGGTAGGTGGGGTATTAAAGAAACTGCCACAAGAATCCTTAATGCCGCAGTAGATTGTGAGGCAGCATCAGTAGGTATTGAATCAGGTGCATTAAAGAATGCCATTATGCCTTACTTAGAAGACGAGATGAGAAGCAAGAGCAGGTGGGTTAACATAACTGATGTTACTCACGGTGGTAAAAGAAAGATTGATAGAATTACGTGGTCCCTACAAGGTAGATTAGAGCACGGTAAGATTAAATTAAGGAAGGCAGATTGGAATGGTCCCTTTATTTCACAACTAATGGACTTTCCTTCTCCACTTAGCCACGATGACTTGATTGATTCGTTGGCATATATAGACCAAGTAAGTGTTGCGGACTATGCAACAAGTATTGAGTTAGATGAGTGGGAACCTATGGATGCAATAGCAGGATATTAATGATTAAAGATAGCTTAAGTTACAACGACCCTATGACTCCACTTAGACAGTGGGTGTTAGGTAGAGTAGAGAACTGGGAAGAACACAGAGACTCTAATTATGCTAAGAACTGGGATGAATACTACCGTATATGGCGTGGTGTTTGGTCAGAAGAAGACAAGACACGTCAATCAGAGAAGTCTCGTCTTATTTCCCCTGCTACCCAACAGGCTATTGAGGCAACTGTTGCAGAGTTAGAGGAAGCTACGTTTGGGAGAGAGAGATGGTTTGATATCCAAGATGATATGTTGGACCAGGATAGTTCAGATGTAGAATATATACGTAAGTTACTACACGAAGACTTAGAAAAGGACAAGACAAAGCCAGCTATTGCTGAATGTTTACTTAATGCAGCTATCTACGGTACAGGTATTGGTAAATTAATTATATCTGAGGATATTGAGGTAGTACCTAGTGAACAACAAGTACCTGGTACACTAACAACCTCTAGAAGCACAACTGAAGTACCATATATTAGTGTTAAATTAGAGCCAGTATCACCAAGAGAGTTTGTTATTGACCCTACTGCTACTGATATCAACGAGGCCTTAGGTGTTGCACATATTGTAATTAAACCTAGGTATCAAATTACACAAGGAATTAAGGATGGAGTATATGAAGACAAACCAATTGGTAGTTATGACAAAGCGGACTTTGGGTTCGATGATGAAAGTTCTGCCTCTACTAATGAGGATGATAAAGTTAAAATCGTTGAGTATTGGGGTCTCGTCCCTAAGAAGTTTCTTAAGAAAAGTGCAAGCGAATCTGAAGAGTTTGATTACGAAGACGATGAGTTAGTAGAAGCAGTAGTCACTATTGCTAACGATTCAGCTGTTCTAAGAGCAGCAGAGAATCCATATATGATGAAGGACAGACCTTTTGTATCATATCAACACGACAGAGTACCAGGTAAGTTCTGGGGTAGAGGTGTCACAGAGAAAGGTTATAACCCACAAAAGGCCCTTGATGCAGAGCTAAGAGCTCGTATTGATACTCTTGCGTTAACTACACATCCTATGATGGGGTTAGATGCCACTAGATTACCGAGAGGTACTAAGTTTGACATCAGACCAGGTAAGACTATTCTTACTAATGGAGACCCTAAATCCGTTTTGATGCCGTTGAACTTCGGTAGCCTAGCCAACTCTACCTTCACAGAATCCGCAGAGCTAGAACGAATGGTACAGATGGGCACAGGTGCTATGGATACTGCCAATAGCAATATGTCCAACCCTCGAAACTCTACCGCCTCAGGAATGAGTATGTTACAGGCGGCATCAATTAAACGCCAGAAGAGGACACTGATGAACTTCCAAGATAGTTTCTTGGTTCCTATGATTAACAAAGTAGTGTGGAGAAGAATCCAATTCGACCCACAAAGATACCCAGTAGTAGACTATAAGTTTATTCCTTACAGTTCATTAGGTATTATGGCTAAGGAATTAGAGACTACTCAGATGATTCAGATGTTGAGTATGGTCCCTCAGAGCTCACCGGCCTTTGGTGTTATCCTAACTAGTATCTTTGAGAACAGTTCTCTTAATAATAGAAACGAATTAGTCGCAGCAGTACAACAAATGCTACAACCTAATCCTCAAGAACAACAAGCAAAACAAATAGAGATGCAAAAAGCTATGTTGGAGAATGCAGAGTTAGAGGCAGAGATTGGTAAGGTATATGCACAGACACAGAAATTACAAGTAGATGCAGGTGATAAAGTATCTCAAGAAGCACTAGCTAAGAAACAGTTAGAGTTAGCTGAGAAGATGGCTAAGCTTGAGCACACACGTTCAGAGACTATGAGAAATATTC